TCAACGGGTATACCTACTTCTCCGCCGCGCTGTGACCAGGGGAGACACGATGTAAAATAATCCTTCTCCCAACAGCGATTTTGAATATTTAGAATGATTGGATCGGCCAGGCCGGATCCTTTGTCAAAATCTACACCATCATCCAAGTTTTGATCGCGGTAATATTCATTGAAAATTTCATAATAAGCGCGAAAGGGTAGTGCGGATACATTTATTGATTGAGCGGGAGTTGATCCATAAGAGGGTAGACCCATATAATCCGCTAATTTACCTGGTTTGAAATACCATTCGTTTGCGGCATTCATTTGTACGTAGGGATGCACTGGGGCTAGATCGCCATCGGGGCCACCAGTGATGAAATCTTCCCATTCGTCCCATATGATACGATTAGGGACGAAAAAAAAGTGGGTGTAGACATTTACACGGTGCATCATTGGTGCGATCATGGGAGCGAGTCGCATGAAAATTTCGGAATTGCATTTTATGGAGTCCCCAGGTAAAATTTCCTGGTTTAAAATTGGAATTAGAGCGCCCATTTGTATGGACATTTTCTTCTCGTGTGAGAGATCGAATGTGTTTTTACCTGGTGCGTGAGATTTGATTGATCCGAAGATGTTTTTCATAGTTTTGAATTTTTTGATTTTTTGATTATTGCCTTATGTGTGGCTTCTTTTTGTTCTGCAAAGTATTGAGATGGATTTTCGTAATGATCGTATTGGATCAGTTTGTCAGTTATTTTTTTGTTTTGTTGCCGCATAGCGGATTCATAGAATAGTTGTTTTTCGTGAGGGTTGAATATTTGATCTTTATAGTATCGTGGCATTCGGGTCTTGTTACCATCCTGTACAACGTAGTTGTTCTGTGTTTTCTGATGGTAGTTTTTTGCTCTTTTTATATAGCCTTTACCGATGCCTTTGGACATGAGAGAGAAAGGTAATACACGATCTCCATTGATCGGTATTTGTTTATTGATAAAGTATTTTGTAACGTAATGGATGCTAGCACTTTCAGCTTGTCCGATTTGTATTTGTCCCATTGACCATATGTTGGACAATTTTTCTATGACCTGGGGATGAGTTGAGAAGGTGATTAGGTGATAGTGAGGGCGAGAGGTACGTTCTCCATACTCGCCTACGGCATAGTAGCGTATAGGATCGAATATTTTTAGTTTCCTACTCTGATAGCTTCTCAAACGCTTTATAAATGTCTGAAGATCGCGTTTGTCCAAGGTCGATAATCCTCTTGGAGTTTTTCTTATGTATTCGTCTGCGTATGTTAGCGTGATAAAGTGCGCAGAGTAATGAGATTTTAGTTCCTCTTTTAGTCTTAATGTCCATTCGTTACGTTTTGTTGATAGGCATTGACCACAAGAGCCACAGGGGACTGATACTTTTTGATAAAGTCCCCCGTTACCCTGGTTAGGCCTGGTTATTATTATTGGTTTTTTACAGATCATTAGAGACGGATGCCACCGCGAGAGATTAGATTAGCTTTGCGTCTTCCACGTGAGCGCCGACGGGCGCGGCCTTTACGGGTTGTTCTTGTTCTTCTTCTTCTTCTTCTTCTCATGATTTTTATTTTTTTTTTGTAGGGTTTTTTTTTTGTTTTTTTTAATCGTTCATAACCCTGTTAATAATCCTGTTCATTGAATTGTCAATAACTCTCATATACACCCCCCTTTAGGGGGGGGTGTATGATGAGTTATTATATTCCAGGATTTTCATTGTATTCACTCTTAAAAAAAACTTAACGCGCGCGAGAATTTTTGAAAGTTACTTCTTTTTCCACGGATTAGGAAATTCTGTGCGGCCGCCGCCTTGGTTAAACCACCAGTCTGTAGCTTTGTCCCAGAATTCGCTTCCACGTTTATGTCCTTGACGCCAGATTAGAGGGTCATTGATTGACATTCCTTCTTTTGATAGTTCTTTCTCCCAGGCAGATACGGCTTCTTTATTTTGTGCAGTTTTGGCTTGTGCTTGTGTTTGTATGAGTTCAGCCGCCCATTTGTCGATTTGGATATTATTTGCGTATGACCAGGCACGTTCTTTTAATTCCAGGCTTTTTAGTTCTGCGGTATCTCCTGATTGCCTTGCCTGGTTTTTTAGTATTTGAAATTGAGATGAGATAGAACCTGATCTCAATAGGTTTTCTAGCTTTTGTGTTTCTGTTGATTCTTGTACGTTGTCTATTTGTGCCTTTTTCATGGTTGCGTCTTGATAACGAGTGAGGGCAGTTCCTACCTGTGGCGGAGTATATCTGTATTCTTGCCTTGGTGCTTGGTATTTGGAAGTTTCGGACTTTGGTGCAAGTCCGGTATTACCTGCAGATGTTGTTCCTGTTCCATAGATTAGATTGGGGTTAAGACCTGCTTCTTTGTAGCGTTCCATTTGTGACTCCGGAGAATTGTAAAGATTCTGTTTATTCCATAGGTCGAGATTATATGCGTTTTGAGCGTTACGATCAATTCTGTTCTGATCGAAAGCGTATTGCGCCTGTTCCTTGTTAGCCTGAATTGTTTTATCGGTATTTTCCCTGGATGTTTTCCGGTTTAGTATTCCCTGAAGTAGTCCGGCTCCTGTGTTTATTAGTCCTCCTAGCATTGTTTTTATTTTTTTAGTTTTTAATTGCCTGTGTCAATTAGCACTAATATATCAAGTAGGTATTAGTGCTGTCACCCCTGCTCGTCCCCTCAAGGGGACTTTTAAGACACGATCTAGGGTTAAGTAATGGTATTGTACCATTTAGTAGTCTTCGTGGCTCTGCACTCAGCTAAGCTCGTCATCCTGACTCGCGAAGAAGGATTTTAACTTTCATCAGCGCTAGTATCCTCGCTAATGTCCTCATCCGCAAGCTTCTTCGGTTTGTCGCTCGGTTCGTCGCTTTTCTGATCGTTTAAATCCTTATCGAGCTTTGCTCGTTTGGTTTCCTCCGCTTTCGCTTCGGTTTGTATTTGCCTTTCAACTATGTTTTCAAGGTCAGTTAGATCGAAATCGGGATTTCGATGTGTCGTGTCTGTCTCGAATGTTGCATTCGTATTGTAGAACTCTTGATTTTGTTGCGGTAATTCTAATCCGCTAGTGTATTGCTCAAAGAGTTCTCGTATTGTCCTGGCTTCTCCAGGTATAGTTTGAGATTCACCCTTTGGGTGTTCGTAGTGTGTGGGATGATCTTTGTAGTTGTGCTGTGAGTAGAACAGCGGCTTTTTCTTTTGTGCCATTTTAATTGCGTTTTATGTGTTACAGTACATGATTGTATTGAGGTTAACAAGAAAATTATAAGAATACCCCTTGTTCTTTTTGAAAGGGGATATTCCCATAATTTAAATAAGTTAACCATGAAAAATTTACATTTTGAATTACATGAAATTGTTTCAGCTGTCATTAGAATTTATAATTCTGAGGATCATTTATCTGATTCAGGTCAACAGAGTTTTTTAGAGCAAATTGCAAGGATTTGTCGTGACTTTGATGATTTGGACAAGCCATTTTAGAGCCTTGGGTCATTGTGATAAGGCATCGGCCTTATTGCTTTGAGTCGATTATAGACTTGCACATAAAGTTTGTGTTCGTCGGGATCCGTGACAGCGAACACCCGTTGAGTTGGATCGGATGATACGAAATCCTTGTTTAGTACCGGGGGAGCAGAGAACTTCCTTCCCATGTGCCAATAGTCTAGTGTGTCCCGGAAATCTCCATGTACGGTAGATTCCTTGTATTTGTATTCCGCATAGCGTGATTGATAACCGAATGTTCCAGTATTCACCTGTGCGTCGTCATCAAGATCCGCATATATTTCCTGGTTTAGAACCTCTTGTTCGCCAATGTGCGCAAATTGTGGGATGTAGTGGTCAAATTTGTCGAAACGTGTCCATGATCTGTTTATGCCTTGCTGATATGCTGTGCGTGGTAATACGGACATTATTCCGATGACGTGTCCGTGTTCTTCAAAACGTTTTTTGAAAGAGTTTGATTTGCCTACTGATATACCGTGACCGGCCATTGTTCCCTGGATAGAGGCATCGACGGCAGTATCCTGAGTGTTTGTTGCTGATGTTTGCAAAGTTTCGGAGATTACGACAGGCTGCTTTCCTCCACCTAGATACTCAGGACGTTGGAGACGTGCGTCAGATGAATTTACTCCGAATATGGATTTTAGTTGCTCGATGTAGCGAGATCCGCCACGTGCCATTAGTTCCAGGTATTCTTGTAGTCGGACTGATTTTCTTAGATCTGTGATAGGTACGTTTACTGAGTTATCGGCCAGGTTTTCAACCCTTCCAACAGTACCGTGAACGGTAAGTTTTCCACCTGCAGATGATGTTAGTTGTCCATCGTTACCAGGTGTTCCATCTGAATTATATAATTGTGAATTTGTAGAGTATTGGAAATCAACGGGTATACCTACTTCTCCGCCGCGCTGTGACCAGGGGAGACACGATGTAAAATAATCCTTCTCCCAACAGCGATTTTGAATATTTAGAATGATT